CGATGGTGCCACTGGTTCTTATTCTGCTTGTGTGAGTGCTACCAATTTTGTGGCCTCAACAGGATCATTTACCACCAAAGTTTCAGGTGTTGCTGCTGAGTTTAGCGGCAATGTTAGTGCGGCAGAGTATTATGGTGGGGGTGGAAATTTAACTGGCGTTGGTGGTGGATACTATAAAGGTGATAATGGTGCAACAGGTTCCAGCGCAGGTGATATTTTCAGAATAAATGAGCTGGCTCTTGATGCAAGTGTAACTATTACTTCTTCTGAAAACGCTTCTGCAACAGGACCTCTTTCTGTAAGTAGTGGTATCACTTTAACAGTAGAAGGGACCTTGGTAATAATATGAGCACTTTAAAGGCGGATACCGTCACAACAAAGTCTGATAATACCGACTTAACCATCACTGGCGGCGGTTCTGGCGTCCCTGATTTGGAAGCGGGGTTCAAAGTTGGATCGGTTGCCGGTGTTCCCACAGCATCCATTAGAGACGATGCCGTAACTCTAGCTAAACTAGCGGCTGGGACTGATGGCGAGTTAATTACTTGGGATGCAAGTGGCGATCCAGCAGCCGTGGCTGTCGGTACGGCTACTCATGTTCTAACTAGTAATGGCGCTGGGGCTGCTCCGACGTTTCAGGCTGCTGCTGCTGGTGGGTCTTGGACTTTAATTGGAACACAAGTGGCATCTGCTAGTGCCAGTCTCACGCAAACAGGCTTGGACAGCACATACGATACTTATGCTATTGCGTTGAGTGACATAGAACCAGCAACAGATAATGCTATAGGTTGGATTCGTGTCGGTGATTCGAGTGGAGTGGATTCTGGAGGGAGCGATTACAGCCAAGCTCTCATAACAAATTCGGCCAGTGATGGAGTTTCTGAAGTTTTAAATAGTAATGCTTCAGTAGCACAAATCTCTCTTGGAAAATCTGGAGTCGGAACTACTGCAACTGGCGAGGGTATGGGAGCATTGTTATTTTTAACTTGTCCTGGAGATGGAACTGTTTTTCCCTTAATCACCGGAAATTCACTATTTATGAGTAATGATACAATTTTGAAATGTGCAACCATCTACGGTAGTAGAGATGCTGTTATTACTTTAGATAGGATTCAGTTTTTGTTTGCCTCAGGTAATATAGCCAGTGGCCGAATGACAGTATGGGGGATCGCACATGCCTAGACATCATATGATTAATAATAAGAAAGTTTGGTTCACCCCAGAAGAAGAAGCTGCACAAGATGCCGAAGAAGCCGCATGGGCCGCTGAAGCACCTGCCAGAGCAGCGGAAGAAGTTCAGAACAATCGTCGCAAGTCCTATCAATCCGAAGCTGATGCACTATTTTTTGAGGAGCAGCGGGGCGAAGTTTCCCAGGGAACTTGGACTGCTAAAGTTGATGAAATTAAGTTGAGGTTCCCAAAATGAGCACCTTAAAGACAGATGCAATTCAAGCTGCAACAGGAACCAACACGGACCTTACGCTCGCTGGAAAAGGGACCGGGGTTCCTGATCTTGCTGCGGGCTTTAAAGTAGCGTCTGTTGCAGGAGTACCCACAGCCTCAATACAAGCAAATGCTGTTACGACTGCTAAAATAAATGATGACGCTGTAACTCTAGCTAAACTAGCGTCAGGAACCGATGGTGAGCTAATTACTTGGGATGCAAGCGGAGACCCTGCAGTGGTGGCTGTTGGAACTGCTACTGATGTTTTAACTAGTAATGGTGCTGGCTCGGCCCCGACGTTTCAAGCTGCTGGTGGTGGTGGAGGATTTGCAAGTATACAAGTCTTCAGAGTAACGGACGCAACGCCGCCTTACGCGGGCAACACCGACACATGGACCAAACCTACGGATATCAAAATAGTTAAGGTTTATGTCGTTGGAGGTGGAGGAGGAGCGGGCAGCATTAAAAATTCATCATTCGCAGGATATGGTGGCGCTGGCGGAGGCACAGCCATCGAAGTTATTGATGTCTCTTCCATATCTTCTGAGACAGTAACCCTCGGCAAGGGCGGCGCGGCATGTAATTCAACGACATACAACTACGATATCGGCGAGACTGGCGGGACTAGCTCATTTGGGTCGCATTGCTCGGCAACAGGAGGTGAGGGCGGCCCGGCGTCCACCTCAACGCACGGCGGCGCCCGATCCGACCCAGGCGAAGGAAGTGGCGGTGATTTGAATCTTCGCGGCGGCGCACCCGGCGGCATGTTTAATAATAGTTCAGCCGCTTACTATGGCGGAGGTAACGGTGGTGCATCCTTCTGGGCTGGCGGTGGGTCTGCTGTAGGCGTCTCATATCCAACTGGTTACGATGAGGTTCCTGCTTCAGGTATTGATGGCTCTGGCGGCGGTGGAGGTCAGTACGGGGGCGGCAATCAATACAATGGCGGCAGTGGCGGCGGCGGAATAGTAGTTGTAGAGGAGTACAAATAATGAAAACCGCTTTAATTAGAAATATGAAAATTGTTGAGTTTGTCGATGCACCCTTTCCAGTTCACGCTGATCTGACTTTTGTTGATGTAGATGATGACACCACGTTGCAAGATAGTTTTGTCAATGGCGAAGTTGTGAAAAAGGCGCAGCACCAGCAGACTATTGAGGAAATCAGAGGGATCAGGAACGCTCTACTCGAAACCTCCGACTGGACTCAAATGGCAGACACAGCTTTGTCGGATTCAAAGAAAGCCGAATGGGCTGTGTATCGCCAAACACTGCGAGATTTGCCCGCCTCTTATCCAGATATAACTTGGCCCGTGGAGCCTGGAGACTAAGATATGAGTACCTTAAAGGCGGATACCGTCACAGCGCAGTCAACCAACGGAGACCTTGATTTATCGGGAAACGGAACCGGAGTCCCTGATATTGCTGCTGGCTTTAAGGTGGGGTCCGTTGCGGGTGTCCCCACAGCATCCATTAGAGATGATGCGGTTACTTTAGCAAAATTGGCATCAGGAACAGATGGTGAGCTAATCACATGGGATGCTAGTGGCGATCCTGCGGCAGTGGCCGTTGGAACTTCCACTCATGTTCTAACCAGTAATGGAGCAGGAGCCGCACCCACATTTCAGGCTGCTGCTGGTGGCGGGCGCATTTTCCTGGGGAGCTTTACGCCATCGAGCGGTGCTGTGGTCATCACAGGGATTTCGTCAACATATGACCACCACATCATTGACGTTGAAATGGCGTCCGTCACCGCCGCTGGGGCAGACGCCACTATGGTGTTAAGCACTGATGCTGGCGTCTCTTTCGTGACAACAGGCTACTACTTTGTGCGGGTGGCATGGGCTCTCGACGCGGGTGGCGGGGCCAACGCGAGCACTAACGCTGCTAATATTGGCATAGCGAGCGGCATCGGCGACGCCAGTGGGGAGCATTGGAGCGGGTCAATTAATTTATGGGGTTTTCCCGGCTCCGGTATAAAATCCCATGTGGATGGTTTCGGTGGAACATCTTATATAGGCGACAGCACCAACGGCCAAACCGCATGGGTTCATGGTTATCAAAACGTCGCCGCAACCCATAATGCATGTAAGATCAGTGCGACGGGTTTAGGTGGCACATTCCGTCTTTACGGCGTTGTAAAGTCATAGGGGAATAAAAATGAACTATCTGATAATAGCCGGTTGGGATGCTAATAATCATCCGGTTCGTACCAACATTATGGAAACTCTAGAAGAAGCTGATGCTCTGGTAAATAAGCTGATTAATGACATGCCTGAAGGCTTGGAGGCACCCGATACGTTTCATGTACCTGATCCTGAAGTTGACCCATCTTACATAGTTGTAGACCCTATCACGAAGACTATTACAGTAGATGTTGTGGCATTAGAAGCTGAGGCAAATGCTAAAGCGATGGCTGTTTTGCGCGAAAAAAGAAACCAGCTTTTACATGAGTCTGATTGGTGGGCTTTAAATGATTTGAGTATATCTGAAGCTCAGACCAGCTATCGCCAAGCCTTGCGTGATCTTCCTGCAAACACCGCTGATCCCTCTAATCCAGTTTGGCCCGTGAAGCCTGTATAAAAGTCCTTATACTTTAATAGTTTGGATAATATCAATGGTTGATGTAAGTTGATTTTAGCGTAATCGTTTGGACTCGCAACCTACGGAGAATAGAATGACTGACGACATTATAGTAGAAGCAGAAACTACTGAAGAAGAAAATTTTGAGGTTGAGCCGGAAGCCCCTAAGAAAGAGGACTCTGGTGCTCAAAAACGTATTAGACAACTTGTTCGACAACGTAATGAAGCTCGTGAAGCTGCCAGTGCAATAGCGTCAGAAGCAGATGCTTTGCGTAACCAAGTCGGCAACCTAATGCATTACAGTAAGACTGCTGAGACAGCCAACCTAAATTCAGATGAGCAACTTCTTGGTGATAAGGTAAAGTTAGCCAAGAAAAGTTTCTCTGACGCCTTTGAAGCGGGAGATAAGACGGCTATAATTGATGCCCAGGAAGCGATGACTGATGCTTCCACTGATTTAAAATTGTTAAAGGTGCGAAAAGCTTTTATAGAGCAGCAAGATAATGCACCACAACAACAAGCACCCAAGCAAAAGGTGCAACAGCCAGACCCACGAGCCGAAGAATGGGCCGAAGATAACAAGTGGTTTGGTTCAGACAAGGTTATGACGGCGGCGGCATATGCCATTGATGGTGAAATACGAGAAGACGGTATTGATCCTGTAGAGTCGCCTGATAAATATTACGGGGAAGTGAACAAGCGTATTCGCAAAGAGTTTCCCCATAAATTCGATTCGGCATCGTCACAAGTCGCTCAAGTGGTCGCAGGACAATCACGCAGCCAAGAAACTTGGTATATCTCTTGAGAACTACGCTGCTGAAAAAGCCAAGATGTCCAGCGGTGATGAATATACGGTAATTGGATAGCGTGGAGGAAACGATGACAGGAAGAACACGGCAAGAGCAAGAGCGACCGCTATATGAGGATGATTATAATCCTCTTAAAATTCCCACTGAAGTCAAGGAGAGATTTCTTGATGAGGGTAAAGCCCTTATGTGGGTTCGTCACATGATCAAAGGTCAAAGTGATTGGATGAACCTGCGTAAGAAAGAGGAGTTCGGATGGTCCACAGTTAAGTCTGAGGAATGCCAAGAGCTTGCAACTGCCGCCGTAACAGCACTACCAGATGATCGTTTTTCTGATTGTATTGTAAGAGGTGATTTGGTTCTAATGCAGTGTTCAGCCGAAAAGGTTGAAGCTCGTAAGCAATACTTTAAGGAGAGGACGCAAGAGCAGGAAGATGCTGTGAACCATCAATTGATGGCAAGTAGCGATTCTCGACTGCCTATTACGAATCAATCACGCTCTCGGATAACCACAGGAAGACCACAGTTCGATTCGTAGTCTTCTAACATTTTGGAGGTGACAGTATGTCTAGCTCAAAGAAGCTATCCGGCTTTCATCCTTCACGAGTTCGTGGTGCTGGTGCTAATTCGACGGGATTTAATGAATATCCCATTGCTAATGCTCGGAGTGGCTCCATCTACCAAGGCGATCTCGTAAAGGTAACCGCCGGTACTATCTGCCCAATAGCAGCTATAACTGATTTTGCGGTAGGCGTTTTTATGGGTTGTCGCTACGTCGATCCTACATCAAAGCAACCAGTATGGTCTAAGTATTATCCATCTGGCGTGAGCAGCGATGATAGTAAGGTTTTTGCATTCGTAGACGACGATTCTCGTTCAACATTCATCGTACAAGCCGATGCTTCGGTAACGGCTGGCTCAATGAACTCTTTCAACTTTAATGTAACTCTCGGCACTGGTTCCGATGAGACGGGTCAAAGCGGCTTTGGTGTGAAAGCATCTTCGCTTACCTCTGCCACGGCAGAAGTTCGTCCCATCAGGTACTGGAATTCACCAGACAATGAGTCTGCTGCTGATCGGGCGTTTCCTGAGTTGGAAGTGCGAATTGTCCAGCATATCGATAATCGCGCTCTTGTATGTGTGGCATAGGGAGAGTGAATCATGGCTATTAATCGCGCAGATATTGCGAAACAACTACTTCCTGGCCTAAATGCAATCTTTGGTCTTGAGTATGGTTCGGTAGATAATGAAACCGAAATCTTATTTGAGACTGAAAGTTCAGATCGTGCTTTTGAGGAAGAAGTTCTCATGGCTGGTTTTGCTACTGCTCCCACCAAGACTGAAGGTGCTGCAGTTCAGTATGACACAGCTAAGGAGAACTACACTGCTCGTTATACGCACGAGACGGTTGCTTTGGCTTATGCCATAACTGAAGAGGCTT